CTCTGCCTTCACCTTATCTGCATACGATTGTTTAACCTCAGCAGATCCTCTTTCTTTCTCAGGTTGTTGTACTCTGGTGGATGCTTGTCTCTGCTGTCCAATATCCTTGCGGGACTTATATGGTTTTGCTGGCACCATCTTACCGCCACCAACAGCTTTCATCCTGCGTTTTTCTGGTTCTGACTTACGACGATCACGCCCAATTTCACCACGCTGACCAGTTTTTCTGATCTGCGATGAACCCATAACGTCTTTGTCATAGGCTTCAGTTACAAATTGGGCGAACGTTTTCATCTCTTTGAATCTATTCCTCTTCAGTATTTAGTTGAAAACCATCTACAAACTCCATCAGGTAATAGTCTACAGTTACTTCGTATTTTGCTGCTTCTGCTTCACATTGATCCCAGAAGGCTTGGGAGTCCATTTGCATTTCGTCAAGATTCATTGTCATTCGGTAGCATTTTTGCAGTGGCAGCAAAGGTCTCCCTTTGCTTAATGTAGAGTTTAACATATGCTTTCAACATGTTTTTACATGTCTCAAGATCACCGATAGTATCAATTTCACGGGAAAGTTTTTCAAACTCAAACGATCCATTGATACTACCTAACTGAATGTCTTCAGGCTTCATACTGCTAGATGTCCCTCAGGGATGTCGATACGCTGCTTATATGTATCATCCCAGGAGCGAGTATTGTAGCAGGTCCACCCTGCACTGGTGTAAACATAACCATACTCTTCACCATTTTCCAGGAAATCTTCCAGGTTTTTGTCAAGGCGAGGAGGGCAATCTTCACCGCGTCCAGAGTAATACTGAGGACCATACTCTTCTGCTTCTTTCTGCTCAGTCACATAAGGAGCAATCTGTTTACCAGTCCAACGATCTTTAGTCCAGATAACGGAACAATCGCCGCCGTCAATCAGATCAGCAACTTTCTCTTTTGTGTCGTAGTGACTGTTAAGAATCCGACCAGTCCACTCAGGATAACCATCCCAGTGCTGATAGATGCTCAGGATGCTATCATCTTTGAGTTGAATACCGATGCGAGAGCGAGTTCCCATGTGTTTGAGTGATGCTTACAATACTAGGACAGTTTAGAGGCTACAGTTACTCTTCCCACCCCCAGTTTTCCATCCATTCGTCAAGAGTGTATCCTTCTCCTGTAGATGTTTCTTCAATCAACTGTTCTAGTGTGTAGTCTTGAAGTTCCTCACGATATTCTTCAGGAGTTTGATCTTCTTCAGGATCAAAATCATCATGGCAGAGATACTCCCACTCTGCCACAAGTGCGTTGATAAGTTGTGCTCTAGTGTAATTCATTAGTCTGTACCAAATACATCTTCGTAGGTCAAGCTTTCAATGCGTTTTACTTGTTCAGAGTATGGTTTAGGATTCTCTTTTGGATCAAGAAAATACCTATACATTGCACTGCCTGGTGGTGGTAAATCAGCGATCATTCTCTGCTTTACTTGCATCAATGCTTGTGCTTTTCTAACTCTTTCTCTTGCCTCTTCAAATGGTTTTGAGTGGACAGATTGAAAGTTTGTAGAATTGTTCATCGGCGGATTTCAGATACAGCGGGGAGACCTTGATTGAAGACGACATCAACAACTGCCTGCACTTTGCGGGCAGTGCCGATACCAACAGAGTCATAAGTTGGGATGCAAACAAGACCAAAGGTCTTCTCTTTGCCGCCCAGTCGGATAACCCGACCGATGCTCTGACTGATACCGATGTAGTCCATGTTGCGCATAAAGATGACTGCTTCAAGACCACTCACGTTGATACCCTCAGAGAGAATACTGTGGTGGATAACTACAAACTTCTTGGTAGCATCTTTGCCCCAAGTGTTCAGAGTGTTGAAGAACTCTTCGCGGTTGACCTTCTTGCCGTCAATGATTGCGCCAGTCTTCGATGTAATAGTCATCCAAGAATAACCGCGATCAGCAAGTTGAGAGCAGAAGTCAGACTGAGACAGAAGACCAACAATCTGCTTTGTGGTGCGAGCACAAATCAGAGTCTTGCTGATGTCATTGTCATCAATAGTCTCGATCAGGTTGTCACTATCCTCAGCATACATGACCTTGCGACCTTTGATCACAGGCAGTTGCTTGACTACAACTTTAGGGGGGAGAATAAACCCGCCTTCAACCAATTCAGGAGCAGGAACATTGACCAGAACCTGACCATAAACAGACCAATTCATACCTGGTTTTTTAGGCGTGAGAGAATGTTTGGGGGTTGCAGTGTAGAAGTAGCAGCGATCTGCGTTCTCTGCGAAGAACTCAGTAGCAGGGAAGAAGTTCTTCTTCACACTGTTATGTGCTTCGTCAAAGTAGATCGTGTTGACCTCAATATCTGCGTCAACAATACGCTGAAGCGAATTGTAGGAGGTGAAGATCACAACGTTCTCACCAGCCGTGCGGGCAGTGTTAGCAAACATGTGAATCTTGTCTGCTTTGGTGCTGCTGTAGTGGTGAGTCTCGCCACTGTGAACGTGCATAATGTGAGTGTTGGCGGTATCAATAACCTCCAAGAACTCAGAGCACAGTTGCTCTGCCAACAAAATGCGGGGAGCAACAACAACAGTGGTGGTGCCGTTAGTGATAGAATCGTGACGGCGCTGAGTATCAAGAATCATGGTAAGAGTCTTGCCGCCGCCAGTAGGCACAAGGATTTGACCCTTGTCATAACTCTGCAAGCGATCAATGATGCGCTGCTGATGAGGGCGAAGGGTGATAGTCAAGTGTTGTGTCTCTCTCAATGTGGCCAATATACAAAAAAACCCTACCCAAGTCAATGGGTAGGGGCCGGTTCTTCGATTGTCACATCAATAAGTATCGTTGTCAAATTCTTCAACGTAAGCATCAACGTTCTCACTCGGTTCAAGGTTAAAGAGTTTATCCCAATCAATCTGTCGGGCATCAAAATCTTGGAAAACTTCCAGATCCAAAGTGATGCGAACTTTTTGTTTTTGTGCGGCGAGGTAAGAAACCATGGTGATGCTCCGTTGAAGTGACTTAGGTATATTACGCGATATAGACTACAACGTCAATGGGGCTTGTGCCAGTTTATTTAGGCATCTTTGACTAAGATTTTGAAATCTTTACATCCTTGAGACAACATTACCTGTTCCCAGAAGATAGCATCTTCAATTTTCATGAATGTGGCTTTGTGTGTTGCGTAACCTTTTTTCTTCGGTTTGAGGTAATTCACTTGGTACATTGTTCCAATGTCGAATAGCGTTTGCAATAATAAATCCGTTGGTTGTTACCAACTGGATCATAATAAGTGTACGAATGACAGCAATCGTGTCTGCTTCTTTGTTATCTCTACCTTCTTTTTGTCCTAATGCTTTAGCCCATATTCTCCAGGCACTCTGTCTCTTACCCACTACTTACTTTTCTAAAACAAACTGAATTAAATCGACCAGACTTATTTAATACAGTTAGTTTGGTATGTTGTGAGCGTACTTCTACATCATCAACGATATATTCACGTCCAACAATCAAGAACGATTGGGCAGGGTCATCATTATTTCCCCACCTAATCTGTTCTTTACTACATCCAATGTACTCCACAACATCACCAGGTTCAATCATTCGTTAGATCTCCATTCTTTCCTCATTGTAACATACTCTGGGTCATAAGCTACTCTGTCTCGGACTTCTTTGAATATTTTTGCAGATTTCGCCTTGACATTGTGAAGTGCATCTGCCTGTTGGGGTCTAATTCTACCGTCTTCAGTATATTTCCGTCCAGAAGAATGATTTGCATACCTGCGGGCGCGTGTAAAACCCATCTCAAGGAATTTCCGCGCCATATCCATTCCAATGAAGTCTCTATTGTCCTTATAGTTAAGGTACATGGAGTATATCTTAGCAGAAGATTTGCGAGCAGTAGTCTCATCTACGAACCTCCAATGAGCGCATATGTCGTTAGTGTAAGGCCGTACCAATAACACTCCTTGCTCTCCCCTTCCAATACGATAAAGTTTACGAACTTCTGGATCTTTGAAGTCAAGTTGCTTGTAGTCCAGTTCATAATCAAATTCTTTCATCAGTTTGGTTGAAGTGCATCCATTGTATATTGATACCCACTATCTAACACGTCATCATGCAGATTTGCAATATCTTGTAACCCTTCTACACTATACCAGGGTGCAGTTTCCCAGTCAAAGCCCTCACCAAAAGTATTATCAGCATTGACAATATACCAGTGACAAGAACTGTCAGGAACATCCACGGCACAGTGCGACCAATCGTCAGACCATTGTGGAACCTGAACCCATAAGGTTACAGCAAGAAAAATGTTAAGAAGAGACAGCATTTTTGAGTGTGGTGAGAAGGTGCATATTGCCGTGAAAGTATCCTGCGACGATGATAGCAATACCAAATAAAAAACATGCCACCAATGATAACACTAGTGGCACAGTTTCGTTAGTGTACTTGGTCATTAGGTTTTACCAAAGAAAACGAACCGTCTTTGTTGTCAATCCATTCTAACACATCACCTTCTTTCCATCCTGTTTCTTTTAACAGTTCATCAGAAAATGTTAGAACTCCATCATCATTGACGGTCAGTGTTGTTCTCATGTCAGACGGAGCCTATAGTCTTGGATCTTTTGCATCAAACGTGAATGGTCTACAACTCCTGGTGCAATGTTTTCTCTTGCTCTTGCTACATCGTGTGCTGACATTGTTTCCAATGCTTTCAAAACGTGATCGACTTCTTGAAGTGATAGGTTCATTGTTCTACTTAAATCCTTTGTCTAGTACGTCCACTGATTTCAGAAACATAGAGTCTGTCTGAAACCATGCTGCTCTCATAATCTCATAATCATCAAACACGACAGACTTACCATTAGTTAGGTTAATTTGATATTTGTGTCTATCATATGGTTCGTCAGAAGTTTGACTGAAGTAACGTGGATCTGATGGGTCAATACATTGTGTCATGGGTCTTTGTGTCTGTATTGTTGTGACTTGTATTCATCAACATTATTTTCCCGTCGATTTTTTACATACTCTAACTCATTCCAACAGAAACAAGGGCATACTAACAAGATATGATTCTTTTTATGAAATGATGCACCATGCTCATGGCACACTTTGTCCTTCACACCAAGTTCAATGCTAATAGTTTGATCACACTTGAAATAAACCCAACCCTCATGGTTTTTCCACCTCACATAATCGTCAACCTGAGGAATATAATTCATTGAAACGCTGCCTCCAATGGATTCAAGTTAAGTTGCATAGCCGTGTATGGGCGAGTGTTAGTAACGTCTACTGCTTCTCCGACCTTATTAAAGTTGATGGGGGCATGGTAAGTCGTCTTAGTGCTTCTCTTCCCTCCCGTTGTTTTAACGAATCCCCAGACTGACTTAGGTGCCACATCAGTATAGGAGAAAGTGCCATCATTGACAATACAAATCCGATGAATATTTCGTCGGAATTGATCAACTTCGTAATGATAGCCTTCAGGCGCTTGGTGGGGAAAGTCATGAGGAAGTTCCAACTGGTTCATCATCAATGAAGAGGGCTTCGTAATCTGGATACATTGTAGCAATAATATATTGGGCGAGTGCCTGTGTAGGTGCCACTACAAAAACCTCCACAGTGTAGACATAGGGTTCTTCTCCTGGTGTGTCTTGCATACCAAGCTCTACCTCTGCTCGCCATACATTTCCATTCTTGAGATGTTTATCCCAAGAGACAGTAATATCAGGTTTCATGTTGTAAACTGCTCTACAATACAAGAGTCAAGATTTTCTGCAAGGGCATATGTTGGTGCCTTGATGATATTTTCTCGCAGACGATTGTAATAATCATCGTTCAATCCATCATCTTCAGCAGAGATCAAATCAAAACATTCATCATCATTTTCTGCAACAACATTCCAGATGCCACCATATTCAGATCGGGGGAATGGGATGAAGTGATCAACAACGTAGAGAAACTTTTGCATCGGTGGGGGTGAATTACTCCTGTATTTTAATTAGGTTCGGCAGAAATGTCAATATCTTTTGGGAGTTCAAAATCTCTCCCATCAGATTCAGAGTTCCAGAAGTCTTCCCAGTCAGCTTCTGTTGCTTCGCTTATGTTTGGCGATGAAGTTCCTTGCCGCTTGTTCATTTCGGCAGACTTTGAGTTGTTTTCCTTCATGAATAATTACCAGTTTAGTAGTGCTACCTGCCAATGGCACAGCAGCGTATAACTTTGGATCATCCCAGTTTTTACCAACTAGAAACCCATCTGTAACGGGTTTGGGATTAAGAATCTTAGATTGTGGGGGTTGCTTCATTGAGTGCAATCACCTTGAGTTTTTCTGATAGCAAACAGAAACAAATCAATTTCAGATTCATTGCAAGACTTCTTGCTTTCATTCTCCATATATCTTGGTTGGTTGTTGATAATTGTGGGGGGAACAACAACAGGAGAAGAAGAACCAGCACCATAGTAACTAGGCGGATAGTAACTATGCTGTGCCAGAGTTGGAGTTGATGTCAAAGCAAGAGTAGCAATAGCAAAAAAGGATTTCATAATAAAATGATGTCAGATGTCCAGTTTAGGAAAGTTTCCAGGGAGTGTCAACAGTCCGCCCTAGAAACTGCCACACCACTAACAACACCAAGAGGAATAGACCATCCATAAGCATCTTTCTTAGATACCATAGCTGCAATACCGCCACCTAACAATCCACCAAGGATGTTCTGATTACGACCACATCTTCTTGCTTGTGGATGATGATGTGGTTGAGCTACATCTGGTGGTAGATAGGATGGTTGATAATTATTACAAGGAACTTGCTTCCTATGCTTCTTCACTCTACCAGAGCGATATGCACCAGTATTTGTATAATATCCTGGAATATATTCTTCTTCAATAATATATCTTTGACATTCATCATAGACATTTCTCTGTCCCCTGGTAACAGGACCACCAGCAAAGGCAGGGCCTGCAACAAATAGAGGTAGCAATAGCAATGCAAGTTTGTTCATTTGAATACAGCAGTAACTCCAATAATTTTTGCACCAGGGTTACGGGCAAGAGCAACCTTTCGTGCGTCTTGATAATCTACAGCAATCACTTCTTCAGTGAAGACAGTGCCTGCTTTGAATAGTTTGACTTCACATTTCATATGTATCAGGCTTTGCGAACGTTTTCAATCGTGCTGCTGGTGTTCACCTCAGCATCAAAACCTTTCTTGATGTTGTCACCACTCACAAAACCAATACCACCAAGGAGAACAGCAGCACAGAAAATTGCCATTGCTTTCTTGTTGTCAGTCTCAGAAGGATTCTTAGAGTCAGTATATTCTTCTACAGAATATCCTGTTGCTTTCTGTGCAATCCAGGTGCCAGCAGCACCACCAATACCCATCAAAATCCATGGAGTCAGTGTAAAGAAGGCAAGCAATCCTCCTCCCAAAATGACAAGAGCACCAGTAGATCCTACATCCAATCCACCGCCAGAAGAAGGTGCGTTGTAAGATCTGCAACAGCGAACTGTGCAACCAGGATTGGCACGTTGAACCCTTGCTTCAGCATCATGGCTGGTGGCAGCTTCGACAGTCTCAGTATAGTATTGGAAGAAATCACTACCAGGACCAGGACGGACCTCAATGTCGTAAAGCATGACTTTTGTTTGACTTGTGGCCAATATCGCATAAAAAATGCCCCCTCGCAAGGGGGCTTGTGCCAGTTATTCCTGTGTCCTTGCCTTCCGAACTAGGTATTCAGCAAATTCTTCCATTTTTTCTGGATGAATCGCCCGAATATCATACTGTTCTACCGCAATTTTCATTGACTCAATGTGTTCATGCTTAAGTTTTTTGTCTTTGGGTAGAGTCATTGGCAATCTCCTGAATGTATTGACATGCTAACATGTCCTTTCCCAATTAGTTATAGATTTAATCTTTTCTTCGGGATTACTTTGTATAACTCAACACTCTTCTTTATTGAACTGTTTGCGACACTTCTTCACTGCCTTGAGTTCATCTTTAATCATCTGATATGCTTCCTCAGCAGTAATTC